TACAACAAAAAAGACTTTGGCTTTGGTGACCGCCTCTATGTGGACGCCCAAGACCTAGCGCCAATTGAGCAGTTATGGCTCTCATTTTCAGAAATAAAATACGGGGTACAAGATGACACAGGAAATAGTTTTCGATTTAGAGACAACCGTTCAGAGGAAAGAACACATCAAGGACAATTCGCCCTATAATCCCGCCAACAAAATTGTTGGTATTTACTGGAGGTTAATAATAGATGGCGAAATTCAAGGTGCGAAGAGAGCGGTTAATTATCACAATGAACAGGATACTCCCGATAGCTTTGGGGCTTTTACATCTGACTTGGCCGGTTCTACTCGCGGCATCTGTCATAATACTAAGTTCGATTACGCTTACCTCCTAGAAGCGGGCTTCGACTTACCTGACCCCTACTGTACGATGATCGCCGAGCATGTCTTGGCGAGGGGTCAGGACGTTCAAAAATCACTGAAGGCAACGGCAGAGCGTAGGGATGTTACCCGCAAGAAGAGTGAGCTTGTAGACGATCTATTCAAGGGCGGTACTGACTTCTCTGAAATGCCCTTAGCCATCGTTAATGAGTACGCAGATGCGGATGTGCTGGCTACGGCAGAGATCTACCAACAGCAACAGCAAGACTTTGAGAAAGAAAGTAACAGCGGCCTACTACCTATCGTAACGCTAATGAATGAGAATACCGAATTCTTACTAGAGATAGAGAGAAATGGCATCCAGATTGATTGGGCCGCCCTCATGCAAGTCAAGGATGATCTAGTAGAAGAGCGGGAACAAACGGTAAACAACCTGGAACAGATGGTGAAAGATCTGATGGGTGATACCCCGATCAACCTAGCCTCGGGGGAAGACCGGACAAAGATCATATACTCAAGGTACATTCTAGATAAGGGATACCATAAGCGGGTATTCAACATCGGTACGGGCCCGTCTGGTAAACCACTGCCGTTTGCTAGGATGTCCGACTCTAAGTTTGTTAACACTGTTAGGAAGAGTACTCGCCGCGTCATGAAGACTGTGGCCTACCACTGCCAATCTTGTAATGGAAAAGGCAAAGTTCAGAAGATTAAAAAGAACGGTGAGCCCTACAAAAATTTGACGGGGTGTCAGAATTGTGGCGGTGCTGGAGCCATACTAGAGCCCACCAATGAAGTCGCGGGTCTGAAGCTAATACCCGAGGGCCCGCAGGACGCCTCAGTGAACGGTTTCAAGACTGATAAGCACACAATAAAGCGGCTTATTAAACAGGCGGAGGCCAAAGATAACCTAGATGCCGTCAATTTTTTGACGCTCATTACTAGGCTCAATGCGCTTAACACTTACCTAGATAGTTTTGTAACTGGGATAGAAACGTGGACTAGGGGTGACGGTAAACTACACGCGCAGTTTAACCAGTGTACGGCTAAGACTTCTCGCCTATCCAGTAGCAATCCAAACTTCCAGAACCAGCCGAAAAAGTTTCCTGTCAGGCGGTGCGTTGTATCGCGCTTTGAGGGCGGTCAGATCTGCGAAATTGATTACTCGGGACTTGAATTTAGAGCGGCTGGATTGTTGTCTGGCGATGAGCAGATCAAGGATGACATCTTAAACGGTAAGGATGTACACAAGCAGACTGCCAGCATCATCAACCAGTGCCCCGAGGAGGATGTCTCTAAGTCAATGCGGCAGAACGCTAAGGCGTATACTTTCGCGCCTTTGTATGGCGGCATGGGAGCTAACGAGGCCCCTCATGTACAGGCATACTTCAAAGAGTACTTCCAAATATATAAGGGCTTGGCGGCTTGGCATAAGAGCCTAGCAGATGGTGTTCTACGGGACGGTATTGTCCGGACACCCAGCGGCCGCGAGTTCTATTTCCCGAATGCAAAAAGACTTAGGGCTGGGAGGGTGACTAATCACACCCAAGTCGTAAATTTCCCATGCCAATCTTTTGCTACAGCCGACATTGTCCCTCTGGCGTGTGTGAGGGCGTTTCGGATCTTTAAACAGAAGGGTTTCAAGTCGAAATTAATCCTGACTGTCCACGACAGTTTGGTGGTCGATCTATACCCTGGAGAGCAGGATGAGGTGATTGCCGCGTTAGTTTGGGCCATGAGAGATATCGGCCCAGAGATGAAAGAGAGATTCAACTTTGATCTTTTCCTTCCCTTAGATGTGGAGGCGGAGATTGGGTTGAATTGGCTTGATACAGAGCCCACTAGTGTCGTAGTAAGTTAACTATAAGTGTCGGTATTAATATTGACATAACGTACAAATCTGGTTACGTTATAGCATTACGATATCAAACCAAAATATTGGAGATAATATATGAGCAGTAACAAAGAAGTCAGCGTCATCAGCAAAGAAGACGAAGCGAAGATCGCAATGATCTTGGGTGCGAAAGAAGCACCAAACTCGGGTGGAAGTAACGCCCGCCTCCCACAACTCAAGACAAACGCTAAGAGAAAAGATCCCCAAGGTCGCAAGATCGAAGAGGGCCTATTCTTTTTGTCTGGTATGGATGAGCCGGTATACGCAGAGGAAGTAAATATCCGCGTACTATCGCAAATGTTCCAGTGGATTCACTATGACCCCGAGGAAAACAAGGTTGCTAACAAGACCCTGTTAATTCCTAATTTCCGGCACGAAGCCCGAGACATGCAGGGAAGCATTCGTTGCGGTAAGCCTACCTCTAAGGAACTCAAGGATTTGCCGAAAGCAAAGCAAGCTGAGTATAAAGACATCAAGTGCTTTCGCCAGCTTAGAGTTCTAGTAAATTACGAGGGCAAGGACGCAGACGGCAATGCCGTTACTGTAGAGAACGAGCCCGCCATCATGTTACTCAAGGGCAGTAATTTCAATCCGTTTGAAGATGAGTTTACCAAGGCTCTACCACGCGGTGCGAACCTGTATGACTACACTGCCAAAGTAACGGCTGAAGAGAATGAGCAGGGTAGCGTAGTCTACTGGGTCATGCACTTTGAGCCGCAATTGGACGCCGCACTTCCGTTAGATCGAAAGACCTTCGATACTATGACGAAGCTTGCTGAAATGATTGTCTCTGAAAACCAGATGATTGAGGCTTCATACAAGAAGTCTATTCGTTCTGCACAAGAAGATGACGATGCCATTGAGGCGTTGGCCGGTGATCTAGAGAGTGATCTAGAGGACGATACGGTAGCCGCATAACTACATCCTAGAACTATCCGAGGGGGGGTATTGCCCCCTCTTTTTATCTAACCAGAGGATGTAATTTATGGATTCAATTATTGAAGCCCAGTTTAGAATGATTATGGATGATCTTTCTAACTCGGGCTCCTCAGATGACCCTAACCTAGAGTCGTATATCGAAGAAGCGGGAGAGCAATTTAAAGAAGCTCTTCACAAGCAGACTACGCGCAAGAAGGAAGCTTTCCGGATGCGTTGTAGTAATCTTGGTAGGCCAGAGTGTCAGCTTATCTCCGAGAAGCAAGGACTGCCCCGAGAGAAAATGCCGTACAACCACATCTTCCGGATGATGTACGGAGATGCCACGGAAATCATTGTCGAGTTGTTAGCCAAGCTGGCCGGTATCAATATCACGGGCGGCAAAAGCCAAGCTGAATTAAATATCCACGGCCAGCACATCAAGGGCGAAAACGATATCGAAATTGATGGCAAGGTCTACGACACCAAGTCCTGTAGTCCGTGGGCCTATGAGAACAAGTGGACGGGTGGTTGGTCGGATCTGGCTAAGGATGATGCATTCGGATACACGGCCCAGCTTCTTGCCTACTCAAAGGGCACAGACATGCCTATGGGCGGCTGGATTGTTGTTAATAAGTCTACCGGCGAACTCAAGGTTGTGGAGGCTAACCCCACAGATGAGCAAGTTGCTCTCCTTGAAGGCCAGATAAACAACACTGTGGCTAACGTGTCCAAAGACACCCCCAAGGTAATCAAGTGTTTTGAGCCGCAGGATGAGTTCTTTAGACGGGTTCCTACGGGTTCTAAGAGACTGCACACTACCTGTACTTTCTGTAGCTACAAAATGCAGTGCTATCCAGAGGCAGTCTACAAGCCCCAGACCGGATCTAAAGCACAAAACCCACGCTACTACTGGTACTCCGACTATACCGGCGGAGGGTCTGATGAATAGCGAGATTATTTGTCAGAACTGCACTAGGCCAGCCGTGGTTATCCATCAGTCGAATTACGTCTGTGCCGCTTGTTATCTGGCTGACCATTTCGGTGATGCCGTTATGTCGGCAGTCCTACCCTCCAATCCCAAACTAACAGAGCCCGCTAAGAGTGGCCCAAAAGTCGAAGTAATTCGCCGGAGACTGTATGAGTAGAAATGTAAGACAAAGAGCTATCAGGGCGGGTTATCGTTCTGGCATTGAGCAGGACATTTCTGAGCAACTCAAAGAGCGGAAGATCGAAGCTGAGTACGAGCCCTTTAAGATACCTTACACCATGCCCGAGAGCTACCATACCTACACTCCGGATTTCGTTATGGGTAATGGGATTGTCTTGGAAAGTAAGGGCCGGTTCCTTCATGCAGATCGCAAGAAGCACTGCCTAATTAGGGAACAGTACCCTGATCTAGATCTCAGGTTCGTGTTCAGCAATAGCCGCTCCCGTTTACGCAAGGGCTCTAAAACAACCTACGCAATATGGTGCGAGAAGAACGGCTTTTCTTATGCCGATAAAATCGTTCCTGTCGAGTGGCTTAAAGAGAAAACCAATAAGAAAAGCCTAAAGATTATTAACCAAATTATCGGGGAAAAGTGATGGCCGACATAGAGAACAAAGACTTCAATGGAATCTATATCGAAATCACTTCCGAGGGGGATGGCAACATCCAATTCGGGGCCGGTTTAGATTTTACTGAGGACGCTACTGACGAATTCAAAGAGTACATGGAAATGCTCTTGGCCGGTTTGTTTGGCGTCCTATCCACAGATGTGGCGGGGGTAGAAACCCTGGGTAAGCACATCATGGAACAAGAGAATTTTAAATGGCGAGAGTCGGGGATCTTTCACCCTCAAGAAAATGGGGTCAAGGGTGATGTTGTAGATTTCCTAGACTTTCATTCAGCAAAGTTTGACCCCAAAAAAAATAGGAAACACTAGCAATGGCAAAAGCACATTTTCCCCCGTTTGATAGCGTAGAAAACGATCTGCAAAACCTCTCAATTCGTAAAAGATCCCCCAGCCCTATTATTGAGGCTGAGTCCGAGTATGTCGATCCATACGACATGCCACCCCCATCCGCCTCTGACCGAGTTAAGACAGCCTCGGATGGCGGCTCAACCCAGTACTACACGATCCCAGAACATGCTTCTGAGCTACGCCATCTTATTAGCCATAAAGGCATGAGTAAGGCGCGGGGAGACATATTCAAAGCCTGTTATCGGCTTGGGGAAAAGAAGGGTGTCGATGCCCAGTATGACCTTAATAAAATGAAGTTTTTCATCGAAGATTTAATAGAAATGAACACAAGAGGAGAGCATTTATAATGACGTTTAATGAGTATCAAGAGTTAGCAAGCGAGACTGCAATTTATAATAAGCAGTGGGCCGTCATGTACCCCGCAATGGGTCTGGCTGGCGAGGTAGGAGAAGTTCTTAACAAGGTTAAGAAAGTTTACCGTGACGATGATGGTCACATGACTGACGAACAGCGCGAAGGCATCTCAAAAGAGTTGGGCGACTGTATTTGGTACATGTCTGCTTTGGCAAACGATCTGGGAATGCGTCTGGAAGACTGCGCCTTGGGTAATATTAACAAGCTGTCCTCTCGCATGGAGCGGGGCGTTATTGGCGGGTCTGGAGACAATCGATGAGCAAGAGTAACTGGTATTTTCCCTCCGATTACGAGGAGTTTATTTATAAGAGCCGCTATGCCCGCTGGAACGGTGAGCGCCGTGAAGAATGGCCTGAGACAGTAGACCGCTATCTTGGGTTTATGACAGCCCAGTTAAAGACTAACCACGATTACGATATTGCGCCTGATATTTTGGCGGAGTTGCGTAGTGCCATTCTTAATTTTGAGGTTGTGCCATCTATGCGGGCCCTAATGACCGCAGATGAAACGTATGGGTCTGGTGCGTTAAGCCGAGACAACACCGCAGGATATAATTGCGCCTATTTAGCGGTAGACGATGCCAAAGCATTCGATGAGGCCATGTTTATTTTGTTATGCGGCACAGGCGTAGGGTTTAGTGTAGAAGACCGCTACACCCGCAAGCTCCCTATCGTGCCAGACAAGCTGAGTCCGTCTGAAACTACAATTGTAGTAGCTGACAGTAAGGAAGGTTGGGCCAAGTCCCTGCGCCAGTTAATCGCCCTACTTTATAGTGGTGAAATCCCTCAGTGGGACGTTAGTAAGATTCGGCCCGCAGGAGCCCGTTTAAAGACTTTCGGCGGCCGTGCTTCTGGCCCAGAGCCTCTGGTAGATCTCTTCAATTTTGCAGTCAAAATATTTAGCCGAGCGGAAGGTCGTAGATTAACCAGCTTGGAGTGTCACGATTTGATGACCTTTATTGCCCGAGTTATTGTCGTTGGTGGAGTGAGGCGTTCAGCCATGATATCTCTATCTGACCTCGGTTGTGACCGCATGAGACACGCTAAGAGCGGTATGTGGTATGAAGAAGAGCCTCAACGTGCCTTGGCTAATAATTCGGCTGTATACGATGAGAAGCCGGACATAGAGACTTTTATGCGTGAGTGGTTATCTCTGGTCGAGTCTAAGTCTGGTGAGCGCGGCATATTCAATCGACAGGCCGCCATCAAGCAAGTTGAAAGTACTGGAC